GATGAAGAAGAACCCACTAACTGTAAAGACTTTTATGATATATGTGAATATCTAATGGAAACAAGAAATATTAGTATTGACTTACTAACAGATTTAACAAACTTTGACAAGTATTGGTGGGGAACAGTAGGCATACTATTTAAAAATATGGGAAACATCACAGTAACCATAAACGACATATATAATAGAGAAATAGAAAAACAGATGTCAAATGCTGAGGCATTGTTACAAAGTGGAGCTAGAGTATTTTGGCAATACACTAGAACAACACAAACAGATGAGGACATAGAGAAAGCTAAAGCACTTTCTAAAAAACATAAGTTCTCAGGATTTAACTTTATTGAAAATAAAGTCGAAGAAAAAATAAATGTAGTAGAGGTAGAGGAAAAAGAAGACTTGCCTGACTACAAGTTAATAGAGTTGGAGACAATCAAACTTAGGCAAAAAGACGCTGAGTATTTAGACGTTAAGGTAAAATTTGATAAACAAGTAAGATGCTTAGCAAAAATAGAAAACAAGGCCTATATTGATAAAGAAGGAAACGTTTTTCCATGTGTATTTACTGCTAAAAACATATTAGTAGCAAAAATAAATCCTTACGAGGAAACAGATATTTTGTACGATTGGAAAAGTAATAACTGTAAAGTACACGGATTGAAAAAAATATTCACTAACAAATTTTTCACATCTTACTTTACCAACAAACTAAAATTAGATCCTAGTCTAATTTGTAATAAAAAATGTGGAGTATTAAAATGAACACGACAAGAGAAATAAGAAAGTCAACCGCATATATGGGTTCCTTTAATGATTGGAATAATGAGGATACAGACTTCGTTATTGATTCTGTAAGAGGAGGCAGGTTTGTTTCTATTGTAGTTAAAGGTCCCAGGGAACAGTTTGACGATACATCTAGCAATATTGTATGTGAACTTGTAAATTATGGTTTGATGTACGGCAGAGACTTTATTCTACAAAACCTGACGGAGACATCATGAGAGTAAATGTCGTATGTTGTAAATGGGGAACCAGGTATGGTCCTCACTATGTTAATCGTTTATATAACATGTCTAAAAAGAATATAAACGATAAGCACGAGTTTCATTTTTACTGTTATACAGACGACAGCGAGGGCCTATTAGATGACATTAAAGTTATACCATTTCCTGATATTCCTAATATCCATCCTAAGTATTGGTTTGGCAGCGATGATTTCAAGTTTGGAATGGCAAGGTGCTGGGACAGGCCTAAAACATTTATTTTTAATACGCATAACTTTGCTGATGATAAGCCTCATGGCCGCTTTATCTTTTTTGATTTAGACGTTGTAATACAAAGAGATTTAGAACCTGTTCTAACTTACAATATGGAACGTCCAACAAAAATGAGATCTTGGTGGCAGGATCCTCGCCCAATGAAAACAAGAAGATTTAAGTTAGCACATGGAGCGCATACCAACGGCTCTTGTCAGGTATGGAGCGATGATCAATGTGAGGTAATATGGGAAGATGTATTACAAAACCAAGATAAAATATGGTTCACTTATACAGACGGAACAGATAATTATCACAGTTGGAAGTGGAGAGACTTATGGGATCACTTTCCCTCAGAATTTGCCTACTCCTATAACAGAGGAAGGGACTGGGAGTCAGGTGATTTAGAAGTTGGTATATATAGGGAAGGTTGCATTCTTTGCGTATTTAATGTGGACATACTTCCTTTTGAGGATAACAGTCGAGGACATGTAAAACAAGATGACCTCGCAGATCCTAAATTATTAAAGCATTGGACAGTGAATGAACTTTGAAGAAATTGTAAAGTTAAGTCCTGAAATAAGTAATGTTTTTGATTATGAAGTATTTGAAAATGTTATTAACTTGTTGGGCAAAGACGAAGTACATATACTAGAAATTGGAAGTTGGAAAGGAGCGTCTGCAGTTGCTTGGTCCGAGATTTGTATTAAAAAGGGAATAAAGTATTCTGTGGAATGTTTAGACTGTTGGGATAATAGTCCAACAACAACATCAAATTTTGTCTGGAAAATGTTTGAGGAAGAGAAAGGACAAAACAAAAAAAATTATGAGTGTTTTTTAAAGAACACGAAAGACTACAATATTAGTCATAAGAAGATTCCTTACAGCTACCCAATATTTTGGAACGAACACCGAGCCAGTAGAGGGACTTACGATATAGTGTATTATGATGCAGCACATGACAAAAACTCTACTTTTAATAGTTTAATCTACTGGTCGCCTAAAGCAAGTTACATGGTTGTAGATGATTATTTTGAAGGTTTTGATAAACAAAAATTATGGCAAAAAGAATGTACTATAGGTATTAATTTAGCAGCAGATTATTTAGGAAAAACAATAGTCAAACAATCTGCAACAAACAAAGTGATATATTGGGAATGTTAAACATCTATACAGTTAAATGGGGAACAAAATATTCCCCCAAGCACGTTGAGGCTATTTACAATAGTTGTAAAAAGTTTATAACCTGCGACTTTAATTTTTATTGTTTAACAGAAGATCCTAAAAACTTACACGAGGATATAAAAGTTATTCCATTGCCAAACGATAATAAATTAGAAGTTTGGTGGAATAAAATGTATTTGTTTGATGAGAATGTTGTAAGACAAAAAGGAGAAAAATTATTCTTTGACTTAGACATTATTATACAAAGAAATATAGATGAGCTTGTTAATTACGACCCCGAGGATTGTTTGTGCTTTTTAAAAACACATTGGCACGACATGGAAACGCAGTATAAAGAAACAAGGCATATACCTCATAAGTATACAGACTTAAACTCTTCTGTATTACGTTGGAACGACAATTTAAATACAGAAGAAATAACATTGTATTTTAAAAAACATATAAAACAAATTTTATGGTATTATAGAGGAATAGATAATTTTTTCCACCATCGTGGTGTGGCTAGAATTAAATATTTTCCTATAGGATGGGCATATAGTTATAACGTAGGATATATATACCCACATGATATAGAAACACACGTCTATAGACAAATTCCCTACGTTTGTCTATTTGACTCAATGGGAAGAAAAGAAGATGTCAAACTTGAACTTTAATTTTTTAAACAATTTAAAACATTGGGGAGATGGCTTAGCTAAGGTAGAACATGAAATGCCCCACAAGCATGATGACTTTAGACAGTCTCTGAACCCAAATACAATGGAAGGTGCTATTTGGTTAGTCGAAGAACTTAAAAAAGTTTTAGACGAACACTATATGAAAGAAAGCGACTTTAATATATTAGTCCTTAATTCTTGGCTAGGTGTTCCACTTGTTCCTTTATTGTGTGAAAATTTATCTGTAGGACAATTACACTTAGTTGATATAGACCCCGAGGCTTTAGAACTTTCTAAAGTATTTAACTCGCATTATATAACAGAAGAATTTATTAAAATACAACACTGGAACCTAGATGTTCCGTTTGCTTTTGATGAATTAAATCAACTGAACGTAGATGTTGTTATCTCTTTAGGGTGTGAACAAATGTATCCTTTACAAGAACTAATAACAGCTAACAAACACGCAATATTTGCTTGTCAGTCTTCTAATGTTATTGAGGAAATGTACGGTATTAATTGTGTTGATACTACAGAAGCACTAATTGAAAACGTTGGGCTAGAAGAAGTATATAGTTCTGGAAAAACAATTCAATACTATTATTCTTGGGACGGTAAAAAGTTTTACGATAGATTCCAAGTTATTGGAAAAAAATAATTATAAATATTTTTATGTCTAGCGTAATCGAAATCACAGATAATGCGATACAGAAACTTCTTGAAAAACAAGAAAAAGACGGCTTTAAAAACATCCGACTCGGAATTACAGGCGGAGGTTGCGCTGGCTTTGAATACGTTTTCGACTCTATTAATGATAACGGCGATGTGTCTGATGATATATTTGTTGATTATGGTAGGTTCGGCGTAGTAATAGATAAAGTATCTATACCTTACATAGTGGGAATGACATTAGATTGGCAAACAGAAGGTCTAAATGAATTTTTTAAATTTGTAAACCCTAAGGAAAAGGATTCTTGTGGGTGTGGGGTGAGTATAAACTTTGACTTAGAACAAGTTGAAATAGATACAAATAAAATTACAGCAATAAATATTTAACTAAACATCGAGGCGTCTTCCCCAGATATGTCCTCAATCATATTTCTCCACATATCTGCATTAGGAATAACAAACCCTAAAGTTACACGTGGCTCATGTGAGCCAGCACAATGATAATAAACTTTGTCTGGCTCTCTTCCCCTTCCGTAATAACCAACCTTAGCAGTCCAGCCAGGCTTATCTTTCATTGTTATTATTTCGTGTGTCAACGGATCTCTATATCTAAAAAATCCGTTTCCATTAGGAGTACAAGATAACAAAATATTATAACCATGTGCATTCCAATTATTATGCCATCCCATGAAACCATCTTTAGGATAAAAAACTTGAACTGCTTGATTTCTAGCACCTAAATAAGAACAAAGCTCTTGATTAAGTTTTTGACAGGCTTCCCTGT